AATAATTTTTTTATCTACCTGGGTTTTGCTTTCGTTAAAATTCCAATTTCCAGTACTATCACAATAGGCGCATAAATTATTATTTGAATCAATTATATAAATGAAACCTTCAGCATCATCTGAAACTATTTGTTTGATATGCACTCCATCGGATTCTAATGAAGCAATAACATTGTCATAAACATCTGTAAATGCAACTCCATCAAATTGAACTTGGTTTAATTCAACATTTGAGTTAATCGGTATTACATCTACAATTTTAGCATACTCCGTCAAACTAAAAGTCGTTGCGCTAACCGTCCAAACCCCTGCAACTCTCGAAAGAAATGCAATAGAGTTAGCTGGTACAACCATCCCACCACAATTAGCATAAGTACCCGCAGCGGCAGCAAAACCGTGAACATTGATTGTATCAGGAATTGTTGTAGAAGGAGTAATCGATCCTAATGATGTAGAGCCAACAGTTACAGCAGCTATCTGTGCATTAACCCAAGCTTCTATACCTGCAAGTTTTTCTTTTTCAGGTAAAGAATAATTTTGCTCGCTCAAACCTTTTCCGGATACCTTATCAACTTTTGCTCCAAACAAAGTAGCGTGTGCATTCTCCGCAGTTGTATGCGCTGTCAACACTTCAGCACTCGCCTTAGCGGCCAACAAAGTATTAAGACCGTCAACATCGGTTGCGGCTACCTTATCGCTCTTATGGCGAAAGGAATCGAACATATCCCAAAACTGTTCTTGAGTTGGAATGAAATTGGTTTTAAACCAGTTTTTAATCGTATTTAAAGATTGTAGGCCCATAATATTAAGGTGTTGGTGGGGTTGGCACGACGTAGATATATTCAATAAACATTACTAATCGATATGGATTCATAATATTGGTATTGGCAGCCGTTGGAGCGGTTGAAACTTTTTTAACGGACTCAAAGCTTTCGCCAACTTCAGCAGCTCCCGTGGAAACAATCAAAAGTCCCGAAGTTCCTCCAGAGGTTCCATCGCCAACTCCATAACCGCTCAACGGTACAGATATAGCAACTTGTTTCGCTCCTCCAACATCACCAACATTCTCGCCCTCATTTTCAGGATTCCAACCAAACGGCATACGATCACGCCAATTAACAACTTCGTGCCAACCCTCAGGAATAAGATTAGCCGGTTTTTGCCAAAGAACCATCCCACCTCCCGCTGCGAAAACAGCGTTTTTCTTTTCGAGTTCAGTAAGTCTATCAGTAATTGCCGTTAAATCGGCAGTGTCAAGTTTAGCGGCTAAAGCGGCTGGAATATCTTTTGTTGGAAAAGATGGTTTAAAATCTGCCCAAAGCCATTGCTCGGTGGCAGTGCCAAAAGTGGCGTGACGTGTGTAAATAACATCGTGGTTACTCAAGTCTTCAAACTCAAGAGCTGTCTTCGCTTCTACAATAATGACGTTAGTTTGAACTTCGCCACCAACGAAATTATAAACTTCGCCGTTGATGAAAACAACGCCATTGGCAATGGTGGTTCCTACCATCTCGCAACCCGAAATAATAGAAAAGTTGCCGGATATATAGCCCAGAGCATTGAAAAGCGTATACGCTTTTTGCATCTCGTCCAGGATATTAGTTTCGAACGGGAAACCAACACTTTGGTTAAAATTTAATTTGTTCATATTGGTCTTATTTGATAGCGTTTACTCGCTAATTTGTATTTTCTAATCAGGGAATGCAATTCATTAATTTTTGTATCAATCACTTCTTGTGGCACAAAAACAATGAAGTCAACACCCGTATTGAGATATTCCGAATTTTGGTAAATGAATAATTTACCCAGAAACACCGGCTTTTTTTCCGCTCGGGTATAAATGTATTTTCGTGGAAAAGCATTTCCGTCAGTGATGTAAATTCGACGGCTGCCAACATCGAGCGTGTCATTCAAAACCTTTCGCAATAGGCGAACTTGTCCGGTGTGATTAATCACGTACCAGTCGGCCAAACGTTTCTGCAACCAATCATAATGCAATTGACTAACCGGCATCAACAGTGATTGCAAATAAGCTGTAAGAACTGGCTTCCTCAAAAAGGAAGGAGTCATTAAGACGGCCAACTTGTTAAAATCAATATTATACCACATAAGTCACGGTTGTAAAATCAACAATTTCAAAATAGCCACTCATTGGCACGGTTCTCACATTGATTGGCGAAAATTCGCTAAAGCCCAAACCAACACTATTCCAATGACTGGAAGTGGCATTTACGATATGTACATTGTTCACGCCTTCAATAGTTCTCAAATAAGCGATCAGATCATTCAATACTAATTCCCCATCAAATGGCAATGATTTCATATAAGCACGAATAGCCGTTTCAACAGGCTTGCCGCCGTTCTTGATGCTGTTCCCGTTCTCGTCAATAACCAAAACATCACGATAAACGGACATTATCAACTTCAATTTATCGGCTGGATTATTGACGATGTTCAATCGAACACCTGCGTATTTGATTTCCTGCATATAATCGGCAAAGCTTTCGAGTTGTGGAGCTGTCAATGGTATCAATAATTCTCCGCTTTCGCCCGCCACTTTTATGGTCAGTTTATTGCTCTCAAAACTTTCCTTTACGGAGCAATATTTAATAATTTTTGAGGCTTCAATCTGGTCAATCGTAGCCGCTGTATTGTCAAATTTATCCGAGTCATCCAAAAGGTCAAACCCGTGTTGAAATGCCAAAGCCATATTTCGGTACCATCTTGGAGTACCCGATTTTTGTTCGTAAAGTGCGGTGTCGATTTGGGATTTATGTACATCAAAAAGCACCTCCAACAACCAAATAGCATAAGCGACAACAAAAACAAACAGTCGATAAATGGCCACTCGACTGGTAGAGTTGAGCGACACAAGATTTGCATCGGTAGCAATGGCCGTAAACATTGTATTTTGTATTTCTTGAACTGTTCTTGCCATTTTATCCTACTTTAAAGTTGATTCCTATTCTCATAAATCCAATTCCTAGCCCCGGAGGTATTGGCGGTTTTTTCATTGCGGTGGCTGGTGTAGCCTTTTTTGATTCCAAATATTGTACTTCCTTTTTCAATATTAAAATACCGTCAGGAATTACGATCTCTTCTCCTGGTACAATATCATCAGTAAGATAACGACCATTGGCATAAGCAATGGCATAAGCATTTGTCGCGCTTCCAGTGTACTGAATAGCGATGTCAAACCAAGATTGCAATACTAATGCGGTTACTGTCATTGTCTAATAATTAGCATCCACTTGAATAGTCAAATCGGATGCGATTTGTATTTTGTTTACTGTCATTCCATCGGCGGAAAATTCGGTGCGAATTTCCCTGGCTAAACTATCCGGTGCGTGATCCTCTAAAAATCGGTGCGCTCCAACGCCTCGCATAGGCACCTCTTTAAAATCGCCTTTATCTGCCAAAATCAATGTTTTTTGATGTTGAGCAGTACTTTCTCCAAGGCTTAAATCACCATCCTTTATGATAAGGTCTAAATCATCATCTAATAAAAAATCTGTCATTTTAAACCTATTTTAAAAACTGGTTAATCCTTGTTTCAATAGCCGTGAATTGAGGCGTATTATTTAATGCTGTCGTACTTCCCGCTTGAGCCGCTGCCGTTCCGGTCGTGTTCACCGTAAAACTCATCGCTTTGACCGCTCCAATAAAATCAACCATTATTTTTTTGAGCGTTTCATTTTCTTTTTTCAAAAGGAATCCAACCGCATCAATTTCAAAAATCATTGTCCCTATGTAATAACCAATCTTTTCAATTTCATCCGATGCAATCACCATCCAGTCGTCATCATCTTCCACGCGAACTGCTAAAACTTGACTTCCAACTTTCGGCACCAGGATAAAACTTTTCTTTCCCGTGAGAACCGGGCGAAGTCGAACGTCAAAAATTTCCTGTCCATCTTCATCAATTAGAACACACGTTGCCTTTGTTTCATCGACAGATTTAACCTTGGCAATGTTGCTCACGGCAGGGCCATCATTTTTGGCCATCTGTTCTAATCCTTTTCGTATTTGTTCCGGTGTTGGCATTAGTCGCTTATGAATTTATCTGTCGCATAGTTTTTTATACCTTCTAGTAATTCTGCTCTATTATTTTCAACTACGCATTTAGTATGCGGATGATGATTTTCAGCCAAATATTTCATTAATGGTCTAACTGCCTTTTTAAAAGCTTTCGATTGTTTGTTTACTTTTCCCATAATAGAAATCTGATTAGTTCGTTAAAAACCCTAATTGTATTTTTTGTCTCCCGCCTCCTGGTCCAAATTCGCCTTCCACGCTTTCTACAAAAAACCGTCCTGATTTGTCCGGATATTTATATCCATCAATTTCGGCAATGTCGCCTTTATTGGTGGCAGGCTCTAAAAAAGCCAATATACTGCCCTCGTAGCCGTTGTAATTCTTTTTGGTCTGCAAGCGGTTGGCGATTTGCTTCAATAAATCGGCAGGAATTCCCGCCTTTATTTTCACTTCTTTTTCATCGTCATATTTTTCAACATCCGATTTTGTTTTTCTTACCTCGCCTTTGTCGTTCTTTTCGTGAATGACGACACGAACATTTTTGTCAACTATTCGTTGCTTAAAATCATCTTCCTTTATCGTATTCCAACCCAAACGAAATTTTACCGTTTTGCCTTTTTTGCCATATTGAGTGCCGACATATAGCTCGTTAAAATTGAAGTAAACAGCCAAATGACAAGACTTTTCCAACCATTCCAGAACTTGAATTCCTGTAGCATTCTTAAAACGAACGTTCGTCAAAGGAATGTTTGGCATTTCACTTGACAGTACTATTTCAGTTCCAGCGCATAGATCAGTCAATAATTGTTTGACGGTAACACTCGCATAACTTTTGTTAAAAATGATGTCATATAACAAATAGCTGTAGCCTTCGCATTCAATCTTTACCGGAGTGCCCATGTTGACACGCTTGATAAATCCCTGAAATCGTTTCACGTTGTTGCCGGCATAACCCAACAAAATGTTGATTTTATCATTTTCCTTAAAAACATATTCCTTTCTTTCGTTAGGTTCTTGCTTGTCTTCAGTGGCGGGTTTTACCGTTTTCAAATAACTTATTCGTGGTAGCTCTATGGTACAAGTATCAGTAAAGCTATTGATGTCTGTTTTCCAAGTCACCTTTGATGGCTTTACTTTGGCATAATTTCCTATAGTAATATCGCTGGTTAGGTAAAACATTTATGGTATAATTAAGTCTTGGATATAATCCGTTTCTAATATCATTGTAAAGGGCCGAATCCAAGGAGCTTTGCCCTGTACTTCTGGAAAGTCTAAAGTACCAATGGCAACTCTACAACTTTCGTCCAGGAATATCTCTGGGTAACCGCCGTGTAATTCGACAGGATACGTACTTTCAAATATTGTTTTTAAAATATTAATCTGATCCTCTGGAACCATACGGTTTTTACCAATTAGAAACCCTTTGATATTAAACCTGTAATCGTCAATACTGAAGCACTCTTTTACCCGTCCTTTTCGCTCACTTACTTGAGTCCTGATAATTTCTTTTACCAAATTAACACCCACCGTGCAAGCTTCTATTTCAATTTCAATTGGCAATATTTTACCTTTTTCAAGAACCGATGATTTTAATGTCACAGGAAACCATATTGCCTGACCGTAAGTACCTATTTTATTAAATGGCTGTTGTTTACTCGAATAGTCAATACTTCCTTTTGGTCTTGGATTCTCAGCTATAAGCGAATAACCCGGTTCCTGAGTCGTTGGGTTTTCCGAATCCTTTTTAGAAACGTAATAAGGCGTGTTTCCAAAGGTGGTTTTATAAAGAGCCTGTAAATCATAGATATTACTCATAATTAAACCATTTTAGAACCATTATACACTACTCTCGCAAAACACTCCATTACAACTCTTTCAATCTCATTGGCTGATTCTCCCGCGTTCATCGTGGTAAATTGTAAATTGTCAAAAAACTTCCCTACGGTGATATTGACCACTTTTGGACCCGCTCCCGCAACAGTGTCACCCGCTGCTTTTCCTGAAGCTTCATTTGTAGAGGCTAATGCTCCAGCAGAACCTAATGGGGAGTTAGCAGGATCGTCACCTGGTTTTGGTTTTTTAGGCGTAATAATCGAGTGCGTTACCTTGGCTTCAAGACCACGCCCGGTAATATGTTTGTACACCCATTCCATGGCGTTCAAAATAGGTTTCAGGACGTTTTCCCACAGCCATACTATTTTATCTACCAGCCACATCACGATTTTACCCGCAAATTGCATCTGTAAACCGATGTATGAAAACAAGTCTTTTAAGATTTGACTATGCTTTACAAAATCCATTATTGAACCAACGAATTTCCAAAGTTGCATTCCCACATTTTTTACAACCTCCCAAATAATATTAAAATGGTCGATTATTCGATCTGTCCAACCGCTCCAATCACTTGTGCCGCTAACTATTTGCATAACATAATCAATGCCTTTCCCGATGGTGTTGGTAAAAGCATCAATATAAGGCTGGGCTTGTACCAAACTGGCACTAATACTATTGGCAAACTTGATCCCTAAATCCAATAATTTTACAACTACCGGAGAAAAAGCGTCTCCCATATCAGAAGCAGCATTGGCAAACAAATCTTTAGCGGTTGATAATTTACCCGCTTTGGTTTGTCCTTGTGCCGCCAGTGCGCCTGCGTACATACCTCCTTTTGCATTAGCAACTTCAAAAGCTTTGGCAATCATTTCATAAGTGATTTTGCCGTCTGATTTCTGCCCGGAGCGTCTTAACAGTTCTGGAAGATTCATACCCGCAAAACCAAATTGGCGAATATCCATTCCGGTGGCAACACCGTTATTTTTAATTTGCTGAAGATTCAAAGCCATACGCGACATTACGTCGGGCATATTTTTACCATCACTGGTCGCCGAAACAGCATTCCCTAAATTCATAACATCCCGTCGTGCTGTAGCGGCATCAATATTAGCCGAAATCAACGCCCGATTAGCTCCCAATAAGGTTGCCGTATCAAACGGAGTTACATCGGCATCTTTCCGAATGTTTCTATAAGCGCTGGTGGCTCCTTGTTTACCCAGGAACGTAGTCAAGCCAACAATGGCCTGCTCTTTTTCCATACTCTTGTCAAGCATTGTTCCGATGCCGTCTTTAATAGCTGTAACAGCCATTGAAATGCCTTGTTGGGCAATATTTCCAATCATCGAACCCATAGCAACACCGCCTATTCCAAGTCCACTAGAGCTAGAACCAGAAGAACCGTTAATATTCCCTGAATGCCTAGACGCTTGGTTTTGCAAAGCGGCCAACTCTCTACGAGCTGCCGATATTTGAGAGGGAATGGTGCTCGATCTAATCGTGTTTTCAACGTCTCTAATTTGCCTTTGCAACTCGTTAAAACTCATTCCTAAAATTCGATTTCTACCCGTAACCTGATCCGCCGATCTACTCATTCTATTAAATGCAGATTGTGAGCTCGAACTAACTCTCGTTATGTTCGAACTCATCATATCTTTCATTCGTAAAATAAATTCAATCGTGTTGTTCATCAGTTACTTTCTTTTTTGGCTAATTCAAGGGCTATTCCGGTACGATAAAAAAAGATTTCGTCTCCCCATTCTTTCAAGGCGTTAGACCCGAACTTCATTGCTCCAAAAACAATCAGGAAATCAATCCCGGCTTTTTTGTTTTGACAGTCTTTTATTCCTTGTGAACTAAGCGCGAAAGTATTCGGCTTTTTTCCCCTCCAGGATGTTGTTTATCTGAAGGAAAACAGAAATAAATTTTTCTTCGTCATCAATAAGGGCAATATCACCATCTAACCAAAGGGCTTCCATAACACTGGCCACGGCTTTACTCAAACCATTAGTGCCAATTTGTGTCATATAATCACCAAGGTCGTCAGCGGTTGGTGGTCGTAGAACCGCCAAATCGGCATCGTGTTTCAAATAGATCAATTTGCGGTCACCGTTAACGGATTTCCATTCATCCAGTTTGGCTTGGCCAAATCTTTCAATAAATGGAGTAATATCATTTTCTTCAAGTTTTTCAACTTCTTTTGCTTTGCGGTTTGCAAATGCGGCTCTTAGATTACCGGCAGGAATCGTTTGTTTTTTCATCTTGTTTTGTTTATTTATTTAATATTCCCTTGCTCCCCTCTCTTTTAGGAGAGGGGTTGGGGTGAGGTTTAAGGTAATTGAACATTCATTGCCAAGTAAGGCAAAGTGATTTCTCTCATTTTGGCATTTTGCTCCAAATCGACACCGCTTTCTGAAAAGGCAACGCCTGAAGCGATATAGGTCTTGATGGGATCAGTAATTCTTTTTTTGAAAGAACACGTAATTACGATGGCTTCGTGAGGCACGTCGGTAATGTCTTCAAATCCGGCATCACGTGCCGCTTTGTTCATCGCATCAGCTTCAAAGCCTAAAACCTTGATACTTCCTGAACCTTTTTTATTGCCCGATTGAATATCGATAGGATCATCACCTGCACCGTATATATGTTCTTTTTCAACTTCTTTTTTGAAGCCGAAACCACGAAGACCTTTGATGGTTCTATTCAAAACTTTAATCTCGAAGCGTGACCAGGCGCACTCATCGGATGTTATATTTACATTTGCCATTTGTTATAAATTAGCGGTTAAACCTATCGTTACTTTTATCCAGGTCAAATAACCTAGTGGCAACACACTTACTTCAATTCCTCCGGTGCTCGTATTGATGATATTCGCATCCGTTGGAACGTTGACAACAACATCACTCACTTGGCCAGCCATTTGGGATTTTAATTGTTGCGTGACAATATTCTCCAAATGTTTGGCATCGGTATCGTTAATGGTTCCATCGGCATTGACACGCACTGTTGTTTCCAAAAGTGGTGTGGATGTTGCCACGGCAACACGTTGCGCTTTGTCAATTACTCGACCGTGTACCAGGATATGAAAATCATCGGCTCCCGCCATATTGTCAACACCAAAGTAGTATCCGGCTGTTCCTTCGCGACGAGTCGGAATAATGTAGCCTTTATTGCTCAAGTTGTCCAATTCTTCAGGATAGAAGGCCTCCAAATCTTTGTTGGCACCTATTCCGATACGAGTGGCGGTTAGCGGTCCGTTTTGACCATTTCCGATTTTGATGTGAGCCCCATATTTACAAGCTCTCGCCAAGGCATAAGCTCCAATAGGAATCGCGGAACCTTTGGCATAATCACGACCTAAAACAACACCCACATAGGTATTTTCAGAAAGTTTCAAATCAATTGGTTCCACCGTAAGATCATTGGTACGTCCGTCGAGCAAAATCCTGATTGGACGGTTAATGTTCTTTTGGTATTCTGCCAATGTTTTACTGGCCAATACAGCGTCTTCTACATCTTTATCAAGAAAGTGAGCGGCAACAGGAACATAACTTCCCGCAGGATTTCTTGTTAGGTATAACAAGGTGATTTCTCCTAGTGCTGCAAGCAACAGTTTCTTTGCTCCGTTGGCATTGGTCGATGTGGCCATTTGTGTCAACGTCATAGTGTCCTCGACACCCATTACCCAAATCTTTTGATTCCCGGCAAGCTCAGTGTAAAACTGTGCGATTTGGGCGTTCAAAAACGGTTCGGCTAATGCTGTATAACCTTTGGCAACAGCATCTTCATAGCTATAAATAGCCGTGATAACGCCTATTTTAGTTAATGCTGTTCCTACGATTCCTGCAACGCCATCAAGTACTTGTATTTGGCGTTGCAAGTTGCCAGACGCTACTTCTACAGTAACCTTTGGCGTTCCAGTTCCTTGTGACATTAGTCTTGGATTTCGGCGTTAATAATTGCTTTGTGTGCTTCAAGAGCCGCAACTAAAGTGGCCTCTTTTTGGTTTTCGGGTTCTAACCCCAAAGCTTTTACCAAAGCCTTTAGTTCAGGATATTTCGCCGCTGAAGCATCAAAAGTTTTCAAAGTTTCGATAGCTTTTACTTTATCATCTTCACCCGCTGCTTCGCTTTTTGGCAATTCTTTTTCGGCTCTTTTATGAGAGCTTACTGCATTATCTTTCAATCCAGCGGCAAAACTTTGCGCCGATCCTAACGTGTGAAATACACGACCATCTGAAGTGATAAAACACTCGTTACTCGATTGGTGTCTGCTGAAGTAATCAGCTGCTAATTCTTTTGACATTTTAAATATGTTTTAAATGGTGATTAAATGTATTTGAAGTACTTCAGGACTCCCACGATCGTAAAAATCAGAATCAGTCCTAAAAATATTCGTCCCAGGATAATTTCGGTTTTTTGAAACCAACTCAATGGTTGTTCGACTGGATAAGGTATTCGCTGTATAGTGCTTTTATGCTCTTTAGTATAGGTGTCTTTCCATTGTGCGAATAATTTTTGCGCCTCAGCTTTGCAGTCTATTGTAAGTATATTGTCTTTTAAACTGACTTTTGGCGGTTGCAAAAACTTGCCTGACTTTATAATAGGCTTTGTGTCCTGCTTGACGACAACTTTCCCGTTTACGCATTCCAGATAGGCTTTGTAATAGCTGCTATCCTTTTTGGTTTCAAAAACGGTGTCACGAATGACTTCTTTAATAGTAATTGTGTCGTTCGTTTCGGTTGTTGCTGGCGGAACAACACTAGCACTTTTGCAAGAACTGAGTGTTGTAGCCAACAAAACAAACAAAAACAAAAAAGACAAGAAATGTGTGATTTTAAATTGTTTCATTTTATTGGTTTTTAGGTATTAATTTTTCAATGCTTTTAGCAATACTTTTTAAACTAGTAGCGTAGTTTGGGTCAGTTGCATAACCGGCTTTCGCGATTTCATCAATGAATTTGTAAGGATCACTTTTCACAAGCAATGCTTTTGCATATCGCTTGTTTTGAATAAAAAAGTTTGCGTGATCAACAAAGCTTTCTTTGGGTGTTGGATACTTTCTAAAGTGATCCTTGATTTTGTATTTAAACCATTTTTGACCGTTTCGAACTACCGGAGTAATTGAAATGATGTTTTCAAACTTGGCGTTGGCATTTCTGGAATATTCCGTGGTTGTGAGCAATTGCTCATTACCATTTACACCGTCGGTATCTTTAACACCAAAAATCATATTACCAGGAGCAACACTAAACCAACCACTTTCCAATGCTCCTTGAGCTAGTTGTGCTATGGCTGAAATACCCGTTTCCGCTTGGCTTGCTTTCGCAAAGGGATATAGATAATCTACATAGGCTTGTTTTGTCATTATTCCTCTTTTTTGGTAATGCCTAATTTCACCTTAACATAAACCGAGGCTAGTTTTAGAATTTGTTCTATTTCGTCCAGGATCAACTTGGAGAAGGTACCGGACAATCCACAGGCCACGAAAATGATGTTTTCATTTTTTACCATTAGATAATCTTTGCAGGCGATGCCCACACAAATGGAAATAAAAATGGACACCACGACCGATTTTAAAAAAGCGGCTAATGTCATTTCGGTGCGCATACGGTGGATAATTGAACCAATTGCGCCTCCCAAGATGTAAGGATTGTATCGCTTTAAAAAGTCCATAATGTTGTCTAATAAATCTATCACGGTGATCAGGTTTAAAAAAAAAGGCTGCCATCACTAAAGAGACAGCCTTTTATAAATAATTCAACTTTTGGTTTATACTGTTGCAGCTTGAACAATAAGTCCAATACCTTTCCAGTCTTCACGACGGCAACGACCACCCATTTTTACCAATCCTGAATGGATGTCGCCATAATACAATGGGTTGTCCATATCTTGGAAAAGTTTAGTGTCTCCCAATGCTTTGGTTACACTATTTTTTTGCCAGAAGATACTAGCAAGGTTGTCAGTTGCTCCAAGAGCTTCACCTGGTAGTCTAAAAGTTCCACCGGCTTGGATAGCCAATACTGAACTTCTTTCAAGGAAAGTAAAGCTTGCAAACTTCCCGACAATGCCGTTAGCTAAATCAGCAGTTGCCTGAAAAGCCGCCATTTGATTAGCTGACAAGGAGTCAAGGAATTCTTGATACATATAACTTTCCATCATCGCGTAACGATTATCTTTAGCTACATTATCTTTGTTGAATTTAGCTTGCATCGCTTGAACCTCTTTGTAAGAAGTTGCTTTACGAGTTCCGGTTTGACCATCTTCAGCATTTACATCTGTTGATGCTCCTGAAGTTGGGATTCTTCTACCTGCTGGGATAAACTCAACGGTAGTTCCACCACCAACGGCTGGTTTCACACCTCTAATCCAGTTGTAAGTCAACTCGTCTCCAATGGCTTCAGCCAATGTGTCCGTATGATCTGCCAATACTGAATCGGTTTTTTCATAGCTGATTTCCATCGCTTCCGATGTGGTAATCGCTGTAGGATCGGTTGTAAACACGTCAAGTGCATACATTACGGCCGTGTCGCCACGTTGTACTGCCGTTGCAGCTCCAAAGGCTCTGTTTTTTACAACACTAGGTTTTGCACCTGCCTGTGGTAAGTACACAATCGAACCTCCTTGTACATATTTTGACTCGTCAAAACATAAGGCGATGTGTGGGTTGGTACGTCGAAGTTTTTCAACGATGTAAGAGCTCCAAAACTCTTGTGGTATTTTAGGATTTGCCATATTTTAAATATTAAGCGTTAGGAAATTTTTCTTTTCTCAATTTTTCGTACAAGTCAGGAAACTGGGTTCTAACACCTTCCAACTCATTGGCAGCGTATAGATCATCCCACTTTTTACCTTCGAACGCTGCTAAGTTTTTAGCATCATCACCCAATTGCTCTGTAACCAATGTTTGTGCTGGCATTGCGGTAATTACTTTGGCCAATCCTGCCGGATTTCCTGCAAAGCTGTCGGCCAACTCGGTGGCTAATTCTGCCGTCAATTTTTTGTCGGCTTTACCTTTGTCCAATAAATCTTGAACTTCTTTGGCTATACCGGCTTTTTTCAAGTCGGCCAATTCGGTTTCTTTATCAGTCAAAGCTTTCGATTTGTCCGCCAAATCTTTTTCCAGTCCTGGTACTTTTTTGGCGTTGTCGATCAAGTCCTGAAATGCTTTGTTGGCATCTTCTTCAGAAGACTTGTCACTTAGATTTAAAGCCGTTAGCATCACGGCCGTTAAAAGGATTTTACTCATAGTTTCATTTTTAGGTTTTACAAAATCAGCGAGGTTTAACTCATTGTCATTAATGTCGTAGAGATTGGCAAGTGCATTGTGATTGCCCGGAATGTCAACAAAGGAAATTTCACGAGGAAACCACTTGGTTACGGTAGGACCTGTTTGTCCTTCCATTTTTAGGGCGGTATCATCCGTGGCGGCCAAACAAATTATTTTGCCCATCGAGGCGGCATTGATAAAACCGTTTTCGACTTGTGCCGCAATATCAACCCCTTTTGGATGTGATAAATTGATTACGGGTTTGCCAAAAAGTTTGTCGCCTTCGGTTCTAAAATCTTCCCATTTTACCAATACGCCACCTTCACGGTCGTGCATCAAAAAACCAATGGGATTTTTTTTGTACTGAGCCAAATCCAAGCCTTCGGTCAACAAGCGATAGCCGTAAACATTCACGCTATTGTCTGTCAAACAAAACTCTTTGTCAATCTTTTTAAACTGTTCGCTCACTTGCTAAAATTTTGGGTTGGTAATTCTTCGAGTACAAACTTGCGAATGTTTGCAAAGCCTTGAAAATAAGTGTGCAATGCTTGCAGGGTTATTTTAAAACGGGGGTGTTTTTAGTCAATTTTGTCCTGTTTTAAACAAGTAATCAATGGCAATTAGCAAAACTCAAGAGCGGGAATATGCACGAATTCTATACGTAAGTGAGCGCATCACTTTCAAAGAGATAGCAGAACGCACCGGCACAACCGAAAAGACTATTGGCAAATGGGCGGTAGCCGATAATTGGGATAAACTTCGAAAAAGCTTATTGACTACCAAACAAAGTCAGCTCGTGCATTGGTACAACCAGTTGGAGGCAATGAACGAAATGATTTCAGAAAGAGACGTCCCTGTTCCCGATTCAAAAGAGGCTGATATTATGAGCAAAATCACCTCCAACATCCAACGCCTGGAAACCGAAACGGGAATAGGCGAATATGTGGAAGTAGGTCGAAAATTATTAACGTTCATCCAGACTATTGATTTGGATGATGCCAAAAGATTCAAAGGTTACGTAGATGAGTTTATCAACTCTAAATTAAAAAATGGCTAAAAAAGTAAGCAATAAGGAGTATTTAGATATATGGCGGGAGTTCTGTGAAAACATGGACAATGCCACACCTATTGACTTATCTGAAAGCCACGGGGCAAAACTGAAAAGAATAGCGCACCTAGAAAAGCATCCCGAAGAGTGGTTTAAATACTACTTTCCAAATTATTATACCAGCGAACCCGCTGAATTTCACATAAAAGCAACCAAGCGTGTATTAGCCAATGCCGAATGGTACGAAGTACGCTCGTGGGCGAGAGAACTATCCAAGTCAGGTCGCACCATGTTCGAAGTACTATATCTAGCAATGATTGGCAAAAAGAAAAACATTCTTTTAATTTCCAACTCAGCAGACAATGCCGAAAGGTTGCTTTTGCCTTACAAGGGAATCCTGGAACGCAATAACCGAATTATTGCGGATTATGGTACCCAAAAGAAAATTGGTTCTTGGGAGGCCAACGAGTTCAAAACTCGCAAAGGTGTTTCTTTTCGAGCCATTGGCGCGGGGCAGTCTCCCCGTGGAACTCGTAACGATGCCAGCCGTCCCGATGTGATCCTAATTGATGATATTGACACGGACGAATTTTGCCGAAACCTCGAGCTCGTGAAAGAGCGCGTGAAGTGGATTGAACAGGCTTTAATTCCAACCCGATCTATTTCAAATGGCTTATTGCTTATTGCTTGTGGCAATATCATTGCCAAATACTGCTGTATTACCGAAATGGGCAGAAAAGCCGATAAATGGGAAGTTGTCAATATTCGTGACAAGGAAGGAAAAAGCACTTGGCCACAAAAGAATAGTGAAGTCAATATTGACCGGGTTCTATCGTCCATAAGTTTCGAAAGTTACCAAAAAGAGTACTTCAACAACCCGATGGATGGTGGCGATACTTTCAAGGATATTCTGTTTGACAAATGCCCACAATTACGCCATTGTGACACCGTGGTTATTTATGCGGATCCAGCACCGTCCAACTCCGACAAAACAAATGCGAGTAGCAAAGCAATTGTTGTTGTGGCTCAAAAAGGCATTGATTATTATTTATACAAAGTTTGGGTAGATCAAATGAGTAACGCCCAGTTTTGCGAATACTTATTCGAAGCGCACGACCTGTGCAAACGTGCGGGAGTTGACCCAATTTACATTTGGATAGAAAACAACTCGCTGCAAAATCCATTCTATGAGCAGGTTATTATGCCACACATTTATAGAATTGGTGGCGAACGAAACACCTTTTTACCAATTCGTCCGGACGACAGAAAGAAGCCCGAGAAGTATGCCAGGATAGAGGGAACTCTTGAACCGCTGAACCGCTTGGGACATTTGATTTTTAACATAATGGAAAAGGTCAACCCGCACATGGAACGAATGGTGGCACAGTTCAACAACTTTAGCCGAAAGGCAAAATTAATGGATGGACCCGATGCCGTGGAAGGTGCGGTAAAAATCGCCCAAGACATTGCCATAAGCAAATCAACTGGAAGCATTGAGAGCTTCAAACGAACCGCTAATAAACACCGATTATAATGTTAGTACAACCAGCAGAATTAAACACCGAGTTATACCCAGAAATTCAAGCCGCCATTACGAGAGGAAACAACGACGAGGCCGTAGAGCAAATAAAAGCTGCGGAAGACTTTTGTAAATCCTACTTGTTTAAATACGATTTAAAGGCTCTTTTTGGTGATGATACGGCAACGCCTGGTGTGGCTCCAACGGTAATTGACAATAACCTAAAAAAAACCATCAAGGTCATTGCTTCCTATTGGCTGGTTCGAAAAGCCAACCCTAACGTGAACTTAGACTTATTTAGAGAGGACTTTGAATTAATGGTAGGTAACAAAGAAGTTCCGGGATGGCTATACGACATCAAAGAGGGAAACATAAGCCCTGATTGGCCATACAAAGCCGACAATCCCGACACCACCGACACGGACGAAAGTACCCAAAACGATGGCGTTTTTTGGGGTTCTAATCCAAAACGCACCCAAAGATTTTAAATTATGGCAGCAGTTAAAAAAAACAAACCCGATACCACCGAGCCGTTTATCATACATGATCTAACGTTGGTTTCGCCAGACCGTTCCAGCAAGGACATTGGCAAACTCAAAGAAAGCATTATTAGTGCCGAAAGTGTTTACTTTCCCAATCGTGTCGCTCTTTATGATTTATACCACGACGTCCTTTCCTTGGACGGTTATTTGCGTGGAATTATTCAAAAAAGAATTGATTCGGTTTTGAACAAAGATTTAAAGTTTATCCAAAAAGACGGCAAGCAAAATGATGAGCTGACGGATTTAATCAAGAGCCAAAGCGGTCGTGATCTTATCACACTATTGATGGAGTCCAAGCTTTGGGGAACTTCCGGGGTGGAGTTTGTCATTGGCGACGAGCTAAAATTTAACGAGATTCCTAGAAAGCACATCAAGCCCGAAAAAGGTGTGATTACCAAATCCCAATACGGACTTTCGGAAGAAAATGGCTTTGCTTATGAAGACATGCCATTTGTGTGGGTAGTGGGCAAAAAGGACGATTTGGGACTACTTTTGGCCTGTTCGATGTATGCCATTTACAAACGGGGTACTTTTGGCGATTATGCCCAATACGTGGAGATTTTCGGGCAACCGGTGCGCATAATGAAGTATGATGCGTATGACACCAAAACTAAGCAAGAACTTAAAACGGTAATGACCGAAAGCGGTTCGGCTTTGGCAATAATGATCCCGAAACAAGCCGAATTCGAAATGAAGGACGGCAAAGCCTCCAACGCAGACGGCAAACTTCAATTGGGTTTAATAGGCACTTGCAACGAGCACATGGCGATTGCCATATTAGGAAATACGGAAACGACAACATCGAGCAAATCCAGCGGTTATGCTCAATCGAAAGAACACGGCGAACAACAGGACGAGTTGACGGTGTCGGATTTGATATTTGTTGAAAACTTATTGAACAGCAAGAAGTTTAAACAGATTTTAAAATCCTACGGTTTTGACATTAACGGCAAGTTTGAATTTGAATTAGACCTTAATTTAACCAAGTTAAAGCTCCGTATTGAAATCGATATGGTTGTGTGTACCAAAGTGCCTATTGGAGATGATTATTGGTATGAAACCTACCGAATCCCCAAACCGGACAATTATGACGAATTAAAGGCAAAAATGGAAGCCGACAAGGTGCAACCGGAGGCAGAACCAACGCCATCCAATTCCAAAAAAGTACCAGGACCACAGCCAGCCAAAAAAGGACAGCTGACCGAAACCAAAAAGCAGAATCTTATGGATTTGCTTTTTAAAGGTTTGGCGGATTTTTTCGACCCCGCCCAACACTAGTTGGGCAATTAAATGACTTGTATGGCAGTCGTTGCGATTGTTGTGGAGGTGAACTGCACGACCTAGCCGACGATACTGAAGACTGGGATAAAATATATGAAGATATTGCCAGACAATTGCTTAATGGCGAAGATTTAAACACCGATGCCATTTACAAACGAACAGCTGCGCAATTAATTGCCGCAATGAACAAAGGTTTAGGTGGCACTTCATTTGATGATACCGACAGTCGTCTAGCTTTGCAAAATGCTTTTAAATCCAATTTAGAGCAATTCAGCTATGCCAAAACCTTGACACAATTCAAGTTGTTCAAGGACGCGATGTTTAACGACAAAGGACAAATTCAAAGCTTTGCCACGGTAAAAAAAGCCGTTGCCGATACGGGTGAAGTTTTCAATAAAAACTATCTCGCTGCGGAACATCAATTCGTTACCCAGTCCGCTATTATGGCGCAAAAATGGGAAACATTGGATTCTGAATATTTAGAATTTACCACCGTTGGCGATAGTCGTGTGCGACCAGAACACAAGTTATTTGACAAATTCACGGCTCTTAAAACTGATCCTATTTGGAGGCGATTGTATACGCCATTGGATTGGGGTTGTCGTTGTACCGTTATTCCAGGCATCGCCAAAAACATAAGCAAGGAATATGACAGCGAGTGGGCAAACAAAGTGGTTGATCCGTTGGTTAAGGGAACTATTTTTGACAATAATGTGGGTATTAGTAAAGTGATATTTACGGACAAACACCCTTATTTTAAGGCTTCAAAAACAAGCAAACTTCAAGACGGGAATTCCTTGGTTCCAGAAGGTATTGCAAATTATGAAGAAAAAACAGGGGTCAATATAAACAAGGAAATTTTCTCTTTTCTAAAAAAGGAAACGCCATTTTACAATATAAGTCCAGATAATGTTGGTTCTAGTGGAGCGTACTTTCATCCTGATAAAAACCATGTTGTCATACCAATAGATAAAGCTAGACTAAGAAGTAAATGGAAAGCCGAATCTGTGGTTTATCACGAATTTGGACACGCGGCAGATTGGCAAAATGATTTAAAGTTCCAAAAATCAGTAACGGATTTAATGAAAAAACACAGGTCGCTGTTAAAAGAAAACTTAGGTTTTTTCGAAGCTGATAAAAAACTATACACACTAGGTTATAAATCTCAAACGGATGGCGACTGGGACACCGCTAATAAATGTATGGCAGTATCCGACACGATCATGTCTTTAAATTCAAATTATGGACAAGGACACTCAAAAGCGTATTTCAAAATCAAAGGAATGTCTGAAGCTGAATTTTTGGCTCATGCGTTTGAAAATAAATTTGCTGGAAATGATGTATTTAAAAAAGTGTTGCCTGAGCTGTATGAAGATACAATCAAGCTAATCGACAAATTGAAAACTAAACTAAAATAAGGTCTTCGATGGAGTATTCATCTATCAAGACATCGCTGTTTGATATTTCAGATTTTAAAGCCAACACTTTGGATTCTTTATGAGCCGATTCTAAAAGAGGAAACAAATCGGTGCCTATATGAAAAAAAAGAGTAGTCAAAAACTGTGCGTATTCATCTGCTGTAGAGCCTGAATAATCACGTTTTTCAACCAAAGAGTTATATATGTCTTTTCCTTCCATAACAACAAAATTAGTAAATGTTATTTGAATAACAATGATTTATACTTAAAAACTAATAAAATGAGTCCAGAAGAGTTCGAAAGAAACTTAAACGCCAAAGCAGCTGTGATAAAAAACTATGCACAAACCCGTTTTCCATCGACAGCGGGAAACATTGCTTTGCGGTTTATCAACGGTAATTTTAGGGCTCAAGGTTTCCAGGGACAAAGCTTTGAACGTTGGAAAAAAGGAACTAAAAAAAGTGGTACCACATTGGTTGTTTCGGGAGCTATGCGCGCTGCCAATTATTACACCACGCAACCAGGACAAACGACGGTAAAAAATAACATGCCGTATGCCAAAGCGAACAACGAAGGACTGGAAGAAACGGTAACGGTAAAAGCACACACCAGGAACAAATATGGCAAAGCCAAAAAAGGCACCGGCAAATTGACCAAAAAAGGCAAAGAGCGGATGCAAACCGTAACATTCAAGGCAGGCGAAAGCAGTGTAAAATCACACAGCCGAAAAATGAAAATACCAAAACGCCAGTTTATGCCAACCAACGAAAATGATAGTCCGGTATTAAACAATGCCGTAGAGAGACAAGTCGCACGAGATATTAATCAATTAATGACCCCCTAACCCCCTAAAAGGGGAATAAAAAATTAAAATTATGGAAAGTCCAGAAGCCTTATTATTTCTAGCCATTCAAAACAGAATTATAACTGAAGTACCCGAAATAAAATACATCGACCAAAACCTTGGCCAGTATATGCACGAGGAATTTAGAAAACAAATATTGTCACCCACGGTTCTTATTGATTTTCCGGTGACTGATTTTAGCGAATTACAAGGCAATAACCAGTTTGGAGCTGTGACTATTGCAGTGACGTTATTTTATGACATTTGGAACAGCACGAATAGCTTGACTCCTGAAGACATAAAAGAGGCTGGATTGCAATATTTAGATGTAGATCACAAATTATTTATGGCTTTGCAGGGTTGGAACCCTGACCATTGCGAGGCGTTGAACAGAACCCAGTCGAAAGGACATAATGCGAATGAAACGGGGTTGAGAGTAAAAGAAACCACTTTCACCACACAGTTTGAAGACAGAAGCTGCGACGATGCCACACCTCAAATAAAGGTGGGATTACGCTCCGAACAGGGATAATTGATTTTGATGTTCTTGAGGAATAGGCATTCCTTTTATGTTCATCCATTGACGGTAACTAATGTAAATGTTGAATTTCGGAAAAACGGTGCGGATAATCTTGGTGTCTGGCACGTCAGAATGTTTGGCGTTTTTGTAAACGTCAATAATAAATTGAGCTCGCTTGTTGTAGTTCTTTTTATTATATGCCATACAGCAAATTTAATACGCATTATATTACTATGCAACACGAGTTTTTTGGCATAAAAAAACCCCGATTTTTTAAGTCGGGGTTTGATTTAGTTGGCTTTTAATCTACTCTAGTTTTACATCCGATACATTGCCGTCATAATCAACATTGCAATAAATTGCTTGTAGAACCAAGGCGTTATATTCGTTTTTTGCCCTGAATGTAGTCTTTATGGCAAAAGAGCTGTCTTTGTTCATTCCTAAGTTCCACGTCTTGTCAATTTCAAGACTGGACGGATCGTTTAGGTTTTTCTTTAAATAATCGCGTACTGGCTTATAAACTCCACTTAATTCGTTGAATTGCTTTTTGTCAAATTTTTGAGCGTAGGTAAGTATTTCTACAGGATGAACCGCTTCGGTTTTGGTTGCTTTTTGGCTATTGGCTTCATTGTATTTTCCGAAAGCAATGACGGCAATTACTATTACTCCAATAATAATCCATTTTTTAGGTAAGTTCATAATTTCATTTTTTAAGTTATTCAAATGTAGTATTTTTATTAATACCTTAAATCCGTCCAGTGGATAATTTTTCCTTTGAAATGTTCTTTTGGATCCGCCTTAATCCTTGGATAGAAATAATTAAAAAAGTCTTCCCAATTGTCGAAGCCGTCATTCTTAGCAAATTCAAGCCTTTCAATATATCCAAACAATTCCCGACCATCAATTGAAATTTCTATAACATCATTCCAAGCATAAGTCATAAAGACCTCCTGAGTGCTGACCACCGGCAGAACCGGAGCAAACCGAAACATATTTTTTTGACGGCAATTAATAAAGAAATCAATTTTTGTTCCTGGTTGCCAACGGTCGGCTTTGTCTTCACGGATGGTGTGGAGTTTAGGCTTGTGTGTTCCAACTATATAGTTTTTAGGCAACACTTTTCTTCCGAACTCTATAAAATCAATCATTTTGATTTGAATTCCTTTTTGTAATATCGTTTCCCAAATCTTCTCGACAAAGTATGTTGGTTTGCTGTTCATTTGTGTGCTAAAGGGTAGTATCATAAGTATTGTATTTTTGTTTTAACTGTTCAACTGTTTGTCCTGGTCTAAGTTCTATTCGGGTTTTGGGGTTTAGATAGAAGTACACTTTGGGCGGTGCAGGATTGTTTTTTAAGTTTTTCTGGCCAAAACTACCATTGTCACGATTGCGCTCTTTGATGCAATACCAGTGGAGTTTATTGCGTTTTAGTCCTAATTGCGACATCTTTTTTTGAATGTGGCGCGAAGTCCATCCTTTTTGTTTTGGAAAGGCTGTGGAAAAGTGGCGGCACATTTCACGGTCGCCAATCTTGTGGTAATTCTCTTTTAGATACTTTATGGCTTCGTCTGGCCAGTATTCCAACTCCATTTTTTGAAGTCCGAGCTCGTAGGCTTTCATTCTAACAATTGTCTTTTTTAATCCCAATTCATTGGCAATTTGCTCATTGCTCATCGTCTGGAAGTTGTCTTTTATATATTGAATTTCTTGGTCTGAAAATTCAATCTTTCCGTATTTGCCTATTGTTGCCATTACGCTGACTGTTTTTCCCTAGTTTCTAAAATCACCTCATTCCAAAACTCCATAATCTCGTCACTGGAATAATTGAGCTCAACAAGTTGAGTATTGAACTTCTTTATATTGCCCTTGATTTCGTTGATGGTGTATTCCTCCTTGTTTATCGATTTACTGATTTCTTTTAAAAATTGCTCATACTGTTCCCTATATTAGCGGTTGTACTTCATATCGGTGGCGTGCTTCCTGATACTGTGGTAAACTGTAGTCCGGTCTTTATTAATAAACTCGGCAATGGCTTCGTGGGTTTCTCCGGCTTCAAACATTTTGACGCTGACCGCTATTCGGGCATTTACGTTGGTTCTTGCTCGTTTAGTGTCAAACGGATCTACTCCGTATATCTTCTCGGCCGTTTCAGTAAAAAAGCAAGCTAAGCTAGGATTGATTAAAATATTTTTCATTTTGTTGTTGTTTTAGTCTTCGTCGTTATATCTTTTTTGATTGATCCAGGTGACCAAATGCGCTTTGGCCTGCCCAGTTACTGCCAGTCTGTCGTTGTACTTTTTTAGCCGAAGGAAACATTTAATTTTGTCGGCATCGGGCAGTTTGTTCCAAGCTTTTTCGGAGCTTTCTTTCTTAACCTTGAGATCATATTTCTTCCAAAAATTATCAAAGGACAAATCAAATTCGACGACTTCAATGGTGAGTTGCTTGAGCTTCTTTTGCCACTCCTTTATTTTATCTTCGACATAAGGAAACTTTCCCTTGACAAATAACCAGTCTGAATGCACTTGGCTAATCTCCCCTTCGAGAACATTAAAGGCAATTAAAAAGCCATTTAAATTGTATTTAAACTGCCAAATGTCGCCGTTCTCTATTTTGACAGTGTAGGTCCTGGTCATTGGGTTAACGATTGACGGTGAATTGGTGCTTCGATAATTTCTAATTCTAAAAGTGCCGCAAGATTCCTCTCGATATTCGCACCTTTACTTTTCCTCCAATCAGGCAATAAGTAGATTGCATCACACTCCATAAGCGCAGCGATGCACTTTCGCATAGCTAAATCCCAAGGACACTTCCAGTCGTTTACAACTTCAATTGGATTTATCGGAGTCCATCCTGACAATTCCGCTATTGTTGCAGCATTTCTAAACTTTAAAGCACATTCTATTATTTCCTCTCCGGTCACTTTGTTGGCTATGTATATTTTTTTCTTATTCATTTTCAAGGTTTTTTAATTGATTTTTATTGAAGTCTGTTATAGTTTTAGCAAGGTTTTCGTCTCTTTTGCAAGTTGGCTTAAATGACATTTCAATAAATCGAATTTGTTCATAATTCCAATTTCGATATTTGCGCAACACATAAAAGGCAAATACGGT